TTCTTGCTAAGATCAGCAATGTAATCCTTAAACACATCAGCATAGGCATCTGCATTGTACTGATATTTAAGAGAAATCTCTTGAGCCTTTATGCGAAGCTGTGTATCTACAGCATCTTCAAATCGGGCGTCTACAACACGCTGATAAGCATCGGCAGCAATCTGCCCAAAGCCTTCTGGAATCTTGAGCGCTTCTGGCTTGCCCGTCTCTGGGTTTATTGTTGTAAGCTGGCTTTCAGCTACAGACTTAGCAGCTTCAATGCCGCGTTTCTCAGCTTCTCTTGCTGCGTCCTGAAAAGCAATTCTTGCCATCGTGTCGGCTGCGCCAGCAATAGCTTCACCAACTCTAGCTCCGCCTGCATCGGCGCGAACAACCCCAATAGGCTTATTAAAGACCCGTGTTTGCTGACGAATAATAGCCATTACTGTGCATCCTTGTAATTTTCATAGCCGTTATAAAGAGTTCCAGCCGCTTTAAACAAAGATGCAGTCCTTGCGTTGCGGCCACGGCGCCCCTCTGCAAGTAATGCCATGTCTGCTTTAATATTAGCCCAATGCTTTTGATTCTGAGTGCGACTAATGTCTTCGTAAGCTATTTCTTTTTGCTTTTCGAGGAAGGCTTTAATTGTCATGCTAGACCCAACATCCCTGCCAGTAGCAGAAAGTGCAGCAATGTTGGCCTCCATAGCGGTGTCAAAGTCTCTTTTAATAGACAGAGCCACTTGATCTGCTTCTACAGAGTTTAACTTCTTGTCAGTCTTAATGTTAAACGCATTAAGATCAGCCTCTTCCTTCGCAGCCTGACCCGCAGCAAGCTGACCCGCTGCGGATATAACGCTGAAAACAAGCCCTATAGACATTACAATACAAGCTCCGCTATTAGCCCATTGACCTGTAGCGGTAGTGGGTCTTTCTGTTCAATAGTTACCTGTGGGTCTCTGCTGTGACCCAGTACCCGTATCTCTTTCTTGCCAGTAATCGCATTGTCTGGAGAGAAGGATCGGTTGTTTATCTTAAATGATCTAGCACCTTTAAGGTCCAGTATTACATTGCTGATCCCACGAACATCCCCAGTCACAGGCCCATTACCTGACGTTACGTCAATAGGATTACTTACTATCTTAGCTGTAAAGGCTTTGCCTACATACGCATGGGTAAATGCTGACTCACTATAAAGGCTAAGATCAACTTCTTCGCCCACGCTTACAGTAAACTCTCCAAGATAGGACTGCTTTCCGTCCTTAATCCCTATAACGTCAACAACGTCTCCACTATTATACAGATCGCTTACGTCTACTGTGTTTGTCGAGACAGCTTTGTATAGGTACAGGTCTAAGCCAACATCTTCAGAGAACTCACATAAGTGCAGATTGCCAGCAGCATCATACACATTTGTAAAGAGCCTGTTGTGTACTGCTATCGTGCTTGAGAACATTCCCGGAGTAGTAACTCTAGTCCATGAGGCTCTCTTCTCAGCACGGTTAGAAGAGAACAGAGCGCCTTCTCCGCTTTCAAAGACAAGGAAAGCATAGGAGTCAGCTAAGTCAAAGCCAGAATGCACAACAGTCATAAACGTAGGATGCTGTATTAAGTGTCCAGACAGCGTTGATACCGCAGAGGCCGTGTAAGCGTCCTCAGACTCGGTGTAGAGATATTCCCTAACAGTGTGGCCGTCATGCTGAACAAAGATTGTAGCGCCGTCTATGGAGGCCGGGAGGATAAACTCAGTTCCGTATGGTGTCTGCTTTCTGATCTGTGCGTTCGTAGGCGTAATGGCTTGATTCAAGTAAGTCGGAATATAAAGCTCACCAGAACCAGTGAACACTTGAAGGTCACGATTGGAGACCATGTATCTAATCTCGTTGACCTGCCCTGTTGCAGCAGTCAGATCAAACGAGTCAGTATCCTCTGCATCTCCTACGTCAAAGTTAAAGTATTTGCCGATCTGGCTCATCCAAATGGTATCTGGCTGCGCTAAAGTACCACCGAATACTAATCTGTTTTCGTGAAAGCAAACAGCAGCAGGGTATCCCCGCACACCAGAGAAAGCCTGCTCAGACCAATCAGTCGTAGGCGCATGTGTTTCTATTTTTACATAGCCGCCACCATCTTCAGCTTCGTTTGCAGTGCCGCCAGCCGTAAAGGTGTAAGTATTTTCATCAATTATATTGCCAACAGTTCGTGTTCCGTTAAGGTTGCCAGTGTTAATCCCACCGACAGCAGCAGCCTCTTCGATAACAATAGTCTCACCACCAGCAAAACCATGCGCAATATGCGTAACCTCTACCGTGCTAGACCCCTCGATGGTTCTAAGTGGATTAAGAACAGCAAGCCGTATCTTTAACGTATCGACAACATCACCGACGGCTACAGTCGCAGAGGTTACAGAGGTAATGGTTATCTCAGATTCGTGATAGCGAATAGTTGTACCAACGTGACCAGCAACCCAATAGTTAACGCTTGTTGTTAAAGTAATTCCAGTCCCCGTTGTCGCAGAAGGGTCTAATGTAACTCCTTGCGCTTGGAAATTGTAATATGGTTGGTAGATTTTATGATTGTCGGGGCGTGTATCAAAAGAAAAAGTGCTAACTTCAAAGGTAGTTAAGCTAGTTCTTGTGACTAAACGCGGTGCGAACAATGGGTGGCACACCCACATAACGTCACCATACTGAGCAAACGTGTATTGATTTGCGTAGTCTTCGTCAAAAGGTAAAGCAGCAGAGTTTACGTCAGATGTAACTGTAGCGACTAGACTAACTGATCCATCTGCAAGCAAACGGAACGCGCGCAGCTTTTGGTTCTCAATTGAGATAACATACTCTTCATTGTCATCAAAGATGAATGAAGTTAGGACAGATTTGTATGGAGTGTTCGCATCATACGTTAAGGCATAATCGTATATATGCTTTAGGCCATGACGCTTTCTCAAGCCACCTTCTGGTAATACTAAAAAATTCTCAACCCGCTGTGCAGAGGAGTTGAGAATTGGTGTGTCGTTGCGGCTAATAAGTGAATCGCTGACTTCGCCAAACTGAAAGCTACTTATTGGAACTCTAACTTTCTGCATTAACTTCGCCTTTCAGCAATAAACCTCGATGTGTTGAGCTTGCGCGTTGTCTGCGTTTGAGAGTGCAGGCGTCTGGCTTGTGTCATCTGATAGTTAGCTTTCTGCTCCATCAAGCTAGCAAGCTGAGAGTCACGCGCAGCAGAGACAGCAAGAACTCCAGCCATCATATACTCAACCGCAGTAACAAAATATGGAGGCCAGTCAGACTCATCGGCACGAAATATGTAGTCAGCAACTAAAGTTTCTGTGTCAGATGAATTGCAAAACACCTTGGAGCCATAGGTGTCATACTTGATTGGGAAGTCATTTACTGTGACTGCAACGAGCATAATTGACTCAGATGGAAGCTGATAGGCTGCGTCCCAACGTCCAGAGGGCGCATCTGTTAATCTGTTTAAGACAGCTTGGTCAGTAGAAAAGCGCCAGCGTGAGCTGGTCAGAGCTGATCGAGCCATGTCTTCGTACATTGCGTCACAAATTGTTGCTTCCGCAGTGCCATCATCAAAAGACTGAATCACATCACCGCCGATAAGCAATGATGCGCGAGAGCAGATCTTGATGGGTGTGTTTGCTACATCTGGCATTTGAAGTCGGGGGGCCTAAGCCCCCCTCCCTACTTAGTTGTTATCTAAGACTTCATAGATACCATCGTCATCAATAACGACAGCGCCCATGGACATCATAGATGTTGCAAGGTGTGATACTTTTTGCGGTACATAGTTTACCTCAGTAGTCACATCGGCATTGATGCCAAGACCAATTGAGGATGTGTGATACGCAAAGTTCTTACCACCAGCTACAGCAGACGTTGAGAAAATCTTGAAGCCCAAGAACTCTTTCATTGTCATGCCGCCTGCGAATGGCAGGTTCTGTGGCCCTACATAGTCGGACGATGCAAACTCGTTGATAGAGAACAAGTCAGCAAAACCAGCAGGAGACATAGCAAGATAGCGCTGGCCATCTTCCGGAATGTCGGCTGTGCCGAATGTAGAAAACAATGTAAGCAAGTCAGCTTTTTCCAAAGCACCAGCGGTGTCAGCGATCTGAGTTGCGTTTGCACCAGCGTCCATAGCTGTAATGAGGATCTCATCAGTCTTGCGACCGAGTGCAGCAGCAGAAGATTGTGCTACAGCTTGACGCTCGTTGATGTTGATCTTCAGCTCATCGAGCTTGTCGATGTACTCAGGTGCGTAGAAGTCAGCCATTGTTGCTTCTACGTTGGTGTGTACCAATTCCATAGCGGTGACATCACCGTTACGAGTTTTGGTATTTGCAGCGCCTTTACCAATTACTTGGAAACGAGCAACCGAACCAGTGACGTTTGACGAACGAACAGTATTGCGGAGCTTAGACCCCATACGCTGATACGCCAAATGTACTTCTGTTTCGAACTGCTTGATGAAGGCTTGGTCGATAGTATTAGCCATTTTATCAGTCCTTAGATGAAGTTACGATTCAACGGGTGTCCGCTCTTTCACGTCAGCAAGGGTGTCCTTTCGGGCCTTTCAGTGTGTTACGGGCCGTAGTGCCTCATTGTAAACAATCTTTTTGTCTGGATTGCAACGCACAAAATCAACATACTTGTTTGCATCTACTTGGTGTATCCCTACAGCCTCAAAGCCTAACCACGCTGCCCAGTTAAGCATTCCCTCATAATCTGCTAAGATTGTCATGCTCATATAGGTTTCGCTTTGATCGAAGAAGTTGACTAATAGCTTAGACCCACGCGCCATAGCGTGAAAGTTTTGTTTTAAACCATCTGAAAACATTGAAAACATTTGGGGAGATTCTTGGTCATCATTGTACCAAAGCCCACCAACCATAAGGAAGGTGTCGTCATTACGTCTGCAAAGATAGGAGTCAGAGGTCTCATACATTTCGTGCAGGGCTTGCCGAATGTCTGTGTGTCCCAGCAGAATAAGCTCTCTTTTATTTTCTGAGCTTAGGTTCTCGGCCACCTCGTCAACGTGGCCAAGGGTAAACGGGGTGAGATAGTAATCACCCCGCTTTAGTATCTTAACCTCGGTAGACCTGTTTAAAGCCAGCTTCGACTTCCCGTACAAAGTTTGGGTCTCGGTCTTTTGGACTGTAATATCTTGGATCATTCATCATTTCCCTGAGCTTTGCTTCACTCAGTCCGGCTGTTGGCTGAGTATTCCCAGCAAATGATCCACCTTTTAACGCTTCTTGTATAGCCTCTAGCGCAAGAATACCTTCATGGCTTTCGCACATACGCTCGATTGCAGGCATTGCGTTCTCTGGAAAGAACTTACTAGCAAACATAGACGCAGCCTCAATGCGAGTATCTGCATTCTCACCTAGCTTTGCTGCCTCCGCCTCTAAGTCAGGGCCGCTGTCTGTACCAACGGACTGAGCATACATCTCGATACCCTGCTGGAACTCTTCTTGTGAGAAGCCGTTTTCAAACGCATGTTCAGACCACCACTTTAAAAGCTCATTGTCTACAGAGGCTTCTGGATCAATGATGTCAGGAAGTTCATAATCGCCCGCGCTTTCTGGGCGGTTACTAAATGCTTCTTGCTGAAGCTCTTCAAGCAAGCTGTTGCGAATGTCTTCTTCTTTGCTGCCCAGCTTAGATGAAAGCTCCGAGTAAGCCTTGGCTAAGTCCTCACCAGTCTTGTACTTTTCTGGTAGCCACTCAGGACGCTCCTCAGTTTGTGACGTTACGTCACTTTCGATAACATAGTCTCGTGACGTTGCGTCACTTTCTGCTACTTCGACTTCTTCACTCATTTGTTTTTGCTCCTATGTGCATGTGAGATACGCTGTTCAATAAGACCAACAATGTAACGCTGGCCTTCAACGTGTCTCAACTCCTCCGTTGTCACGTTAGGACCGTGAACCATTTCAATGGTTACAGACCGCAAGTAACTCAACACCTGTTTCCCTGTAGGTGTTGAGAATATCTCAGCAATATTTTTACTGATTTCAATGTCTTTGTCGGCAG